GCCACAACAGTTGGGAATTTTAGTTGGTTAGGCCATCTAGCCAAGGCCATTAGTTCCGCCTTTCACCGTGTATTTTAAGGACATGCCGGTTTTTCACATGTCCCGATCCTGTGCCGGGAAGTTGAGCGGTGCAGAGAGCTCGATCATGCACCTGCCACAACAGTTGGGAATTTTAGTTGGTTAGGCCATCTAGCCAAGGCCATTAGTTCCGCCTTTCTTGCCACCAGAAGGGGTGGGTTTGGACCAATTCTTGACACTGCCTTTGCTTTTCGCATTGCGCTGCTTAGCAGCAGCACTTTGAATGCGTCGAGCAGCCATGTCCTCAGCAACTGGTTTCATTGTCGCCGCTAGACCGTTAAGGGCGCTACCCATAATGGGCCGGCCCATAGCATTAGCCATGAGTGAAGCGGTGCGAACAATGGGGTAAACAGCTGGGATTGACTTGCGTGCAGCGTCGGAAATCCACCTGAACCATTCGCCAGCGTCATTGTATCCCTGAGGGCAACCTGGTGGCAAAATGTTGGCCACCATATTGTACAAGACAAGGGCGTTTGGGTCGAACGCAGCCGATGGCTGAGCAAGTGCCAAGAAAGCAGGTTTGTTAGCCGAAGGCAAACGCTCGATACCCACTCTCCAAGTAACGAACAGAGTCGTTTGTTCAGAGAGGCCGGTGTAATAAGCGCCAGTGGTGTTCATGCGCGAGAAGTGCGCTGGTCCGGGAGATGTAGCGGGAAGCTCACGAGTGTATCCAGCCCAGCCAAGGGCGATGTCCGAAATTATGGAACCGCCGGTGTTGGCCTCGACAGATCTGCCGGGGATTGGAATTGGGCTGACGAAACCGCCATCAGTGAGAGCCTCAGTCTGGTTTTGAGTGACTACATATGGGCGCGATGTGACAGACTGGAAAGGATTCTCAGTCTGAAACTTCGCAGTGTTGTAGCTACCATCCTGGGCGGCCCACGAGTGTGATCCGGGCATGATCTTTGCCTCGGAGAGATTGTTGGGCGGACAACGGAAGTAATTGGTGGGAGCAATGTTGCCAACCTGAGCAAACAAATCATCACCAGGAGGAGATATGTCAGGTGTGGCAACAGTTCCACGAGAAGCGCCAGTTTCGTAACTGTTGCCATACTCGTATACCGTGACAGCACCCTGCTTGTAAATTTGAGCAGTGGTGTTGACTACCTCGAACCCAGAATAGACAAGTCGGTACACTCCAAGGTCAGTTGACTCGAAGTCCAAATAGTCGTCAAGGCTGAGGTTTTGACACTCGTACCCGTTGTTGCCAATGACAGGCATATGGCCAGGGGTAAAAGTGAGGTTTCCTCCGTTAGTCGCCGAGCTCGGCACACTATTCGCAACACATCCGTCAAAACGCGCAACGCCAACGGAATTGATGGAAGGTGGCGTAAAGAAGAAGGCATTCGCGTCAGGTTGGACAAGTCCAGCCTGTGATGGCGTTGCGCCCTCACCGAATGGAGTAGCACGCCCACCAACGTTCTTGGAATTGGGGGCGAAATCCACAGGTGTAAGCGCAACGTGGCAGTCCCACGTCTCACCAGGTGGGAGGCCGGGGGGCTTGGAGATGGTCATCGCTTGGCGAATCTTGACAACAACTGTTGGTTCGGATGCCACGTCTGGGTAGCCACGCAAATTCTCGAGCCGTTGATCATGAAACGGGTCGAGCGCGTACTTGCACCAGTCGCAGGCCTCGGGAGTGATTAAACGCTCCTGACAAAGACCATGCATTGGGTCCTTGGAACGTGTGATATCACGCAAGCGGGTTACTTCGGTCGTAGCCATAATGATTAAGTGTTAATCGGGACGGCGAAGTGAAAGTTTGATCCTCAAACTGTTGAGGGTTGGGCAAAATGTTTATATTCCCGCCCACCCCTCCGACACAAGATTTTGTTTGCCGCCACACTCTAAACCAGGTCTTCAAACCCGATTCGGAGTGCGCGGCAACCCAGAGAGACCTCACTCGGCTCAGTCGAGATAAGTTTGGTCATGTCATCTGGGGTTTGGGCTTTATCGTATGAATCACAAAGTTGCTCGACTTCTTCAACACACATACCCAATTGCTCGGCTACAACCTTGACGGCAACGTCATTGTAGCCGCTATCATAAGGATGTTTACCGCGGTCCATTTTGCGTTGTAACTCGCGTCCCTCACTGGTCAAGCAGCGAAGTGGCCCATCGGGCGAAGAGTCAGTAGCAGGGCTCACCAGCGGACCAAGTGTGTGCTGGGTGAAACCGTTCTCATAAACGCGTAATATGGCGCGAGCATAATTGCCAACAAGAGGTGTAGTGCCATCAACCGTTGCATAACCAAGCGCTTTATCGCGTCGTGCAAGGTGAACGGGCCGAGTACTGCACGATGTGGGCAGTTTCATCAAGGCACGTAATGGATCGCAAATACTCGTGCGTGTCTCCAGTGGTTTGATGTAAATGCGGGACAGAAATGTGATTGGTTCTTCGTTGTCTTTACGCGGATCAGTTGTTCCACTAAAGCCGCACATCTCAATCGTCTCGCACCAACAATCAATATACTCTTCAAGGCCGTCATCACCGTACTTGGGTCGAATGTTCTCGAACGCCAATAAGTGCGGGATGTTCAAGCGACGCATGGTGATGTATGAAAGCAAGGCGTTAGTGTATGTATTGAGCGCTGTTGTGTCAGCAGCGCCAGACAAATTCATAGTGCCAGAGCGAACGGCACCCACTTGCTCAAGCTTTGGGTGGTTGCGTCGGTTCTTAACCTTGGGGATAATCAATTTGTTCACCTCAGATTGAAGAACCTCACGTACCTCAATATCACCACCTGAATTCATGCAGCTCGACGCGACAGTGTCAACAAAACAGCCACGTGTGAACGCCGAGTGCGATTGGTCGAACTTCGTGAAATCGGTTGACGTTAAAACGTGGTTGGCGTCAGCTGCCGCATGGACAGCACCGACCACAGCGTCAGCAATCTCGGAAGGGTCGCTCCCGCACACATACCAATGTCCACATGTCTGTGGGCCATGTTTGTGTGCTTGTTCACTCCAGGGCTTAATAAGCCTTGTGGCCTTGTAAAGCTCGTAAGTGGACTGGGGGAGAATAATGCGTGCCTTCTTGCCCTTGGCTGAGGCATTTGGTATGCACTCAGCTTTGATCATGGCGAGCAAGTGGCTACCACTGTTGCTTGGATTTTCAACGAACTTGTCAATCTCAGCCTTGCGGGTGGGGTTGGAACGTATCATCACTTCGATTGTCTCGTCGTGATCAAGCATTGTCCACGGGGTGCGCGATGCAACCTCACGTGTAAACTCTTTGGCAAACCCCCGGATGTCTTCGGGGGGCACAACAGTGTTGCGGGTGGTGCTGAAGTTATCAATGGCTTTCGCCATGTCAGCTGGTGTTTGCCCGGACGCGGTAGCGGGTGGTAATACAGGTGGTACTACACACTTCGCAACGTCTTGAATATCGTCATGCAAGTCTTGCACATCAGCAGAGTATCCAACAAAGTGGATGTTCTCTGGAATATCAACCAGTGCCGCTGCGAGCAACAACACTGACTCTGACGGCAATTTATGTCCGATGTTCTTCATGTGTGAATCGACAATCTCCGAGCCCCAGGCGCGAACACCCTTAGCTCGTAAAATCAAGCTTTGCCACTCGTTGAGAGGTAGCTTGACAATATGGCGTGTGGCTTCCATGTATGAGATACTCACGTATGGGTGGCTACCGCCGAAAAGACCAATCCGGAATGATCCCCGTAGTGTGGAATGCACGACTACCGGGGGCATACGGTACAACTGATCTTGTGCCATCACTTCGGAACCAAATCTCAAACATGTAAAATCCCAAGGCAAAGTTGTGCGAAACGAAGGATTCAGGACAACAATCATCTTATTGGTGCCTGGAAACCGAATGCGTTCGACGTGGTAAACGATGTGACCGGATGTCTGATGCAGGCGCTCGACCTCTCTGAGGCCTTTGCTGCGTCGATATCCAGTCCAACGTTCACTCTCAATCTTGTCTTGGAGTTCAAATGCGGCGCGACGGTCGCGCATAGTACAAAGTGCACCAGAGTAGTTCCATATTAAATGCTTCCAAGTAGCTCCGCCGGCAATATGCTCGTGAAATGTTGATCCATCCACATGCCAGAGTGACTCGCCGTCACAACCCCCGACTGCATCAACCTCAACGGTAAAAATAGCAATCTTGTTCCCAGCATACCGCTCAAAAGTCTCACGTCCAACGTAATAATCTACGTCAACGAGACAAATCAGCTGGTCGTGGCCAACAGGGTCGACACGGCGGCGTTGCTGCATGTCAATGGGAAAATAATGTTCACGACTGCCGTCCCATCCGCGTTTATCCTCACGTGGTCCAGTGGACACTGAGTACGTCGAGATGTTTAGAGACTTGGCGATCTCCTCCATGGTGTTCAGTGCGACTTGCCGGTCACGCGCACGACGTTTGTGCGGGTGTCCGTCGATTAGTCTGACTGTCTTGCTACTCAACTTGAGTAGAGATCGAACATGTCCAATGTCGTTGTATTGGTCAACATATTCGTCATGAAGAGAGCTCATGGCAGTGTCGTAAAGGTCTCGCGTGTCCTTTTCATAACTCAAGCGGATTGTCTCCTCGGATTCGGTCTTGCGACGCTCGGAGATTCTCGCTGAGTAGAGAAGAATGTTTGCGCGCACGATCTTGGCGCGGCTTTCCTCAGAGCAACAACCAATGCATGAATACCACGCTTGGTTAAATGTTACTTGGCAACCAAAGTAAAACTCTGAGACACGAGGGAATGATGATCTTGAAATCACCTTTACGGCAATGTAAGCTGCTCCCAAACCAAAACCGACCGCGGCCGCGTTCTGTCCGGAGCGCATATCCAGTTATTAAACGCAGTGGGGCTGCGTGTCTGGTGGAATCTAATGAAGGGGTCGGTGGTAGCCGTACCTCACTACAAATAGGTTCGAACCAAACGTAGGGCGTCTAACTCGCAACCTACTATGGGTGGCCGGTGGTAGCCGTGCCAATGCCCACAAAAGTTGCGAGCTAGAAAAT